GGATATGTAGATCACATGACTGCTATGACTCGTATGTGTAGGGATTGCAGATATCGAAGAGATTGGTGTATTTGCAACACACAAGTAAAACGACGAGAATTGCCTAAAGATATGTTACCTCCTGTCATTGAGCTTCTGAGTGAAGGAGAAGATGAAGAAGATAGTGATAGTAGTAGTGACGATGGAATGTATATAGCTAATATATCAGCAACAAAAGGAAAGAAACAAGCAAAGATTGAACGTCCAACAATTGGTTTAGGTGTTGTTTTGACATCATGTATTCAAGAACCTGGTGGAGACGATGATGATGATGAAGAGGAAAAACAGGATGAACCTCCAGCTTTAATACATTTGGATGATGATGCAGATGAAATAGTTGCAGCCTTTGATAATATGGATTTGGATTTTGATGATCACATGAGTGTAGATAGTCCTGCCGAATATATGGAAATTGAGCAGAATATACTTGATGTAGAAGAAGTGGACACTATCACAATGAGTGCAGCAGCATTTGATGAGATAATGAACAATGATGATCTTGCCTTATTGATAAATTTCAGGACCGTTGAAGCTCTTCATATTATACCTTATACAATATTGGAACAATTTTTTGTAACAAGTTTTTATTTGATATGTGGATATTATGGTACTTGGTTCTCTGCATTCAGCTTTATGCAAACTTGCACACCTTTTATCCAAGAATTTGTAGAAATGTACATTTGCCATAAAAACTTTAATCCTCGTCGTTTATGTATGTTTATGCTTATCCATGCATCGATACCTCTAAGTTTTATTGCCCATCTGGCATTCAATATATATGCTAGATTTGATACTTTTAGAGTTTTGGCTGTTCATTATTATATGTTGGGTTTTAATTGGGTAGATCTTATTCCAGCGTCTGGTTTATCTCAGCCAGTTGTAACCATTGATTCTTGGAGAAAAGGATTAACTGATATAACAATTAATAAAATTAGTTTCTTTCTTAAAATATCAGTTTCTTTAGGTACTGTTTATCTTGTCATTAGTAAGTTAGGAGAACTTTATGAATACTATACTAGTGTTGAAAAATTAACTCATACATCTTTGGGAGAAAAACCTAGTGAATTAGATATACAAGAAAATGATAAGATTGCTGTTGCAAAAAGTGATTATGTAGGTCCACTAAATGGTATGGTTAATTCCTGGAACGCTACCATTCACCAGAATGTAACTACTCCGTCTCCTGGCACTATCCCAAAATTTACATTGAATAATATCATTGATTGTTCAATAGGAAATACCAGATTTAAGGGTGTCTTTGCTGAAGGAAAGATTTTTACTAATTATCATCCATTTGTTGACGTAAAAGAAGGAGAAAAGATGTACTTGAGATTTCCACATACAGGAGTAACTTATATGACCATATCATATGATCCCAAGATATTTACAAAATATCTGAGTGATGTTGTATCTTTTACCTATATATGCCAAAGAAGATCTATGCGCATTATATACGATTACATATTTATGCCTGGTGATGTGTACAGCATAAATGGAGAAGATAATATTACAGGACAAGTTATAAGCCATACATGTTCAATTAAAGATTCTGATAAATATGGAAAATTAGATGAAGCACTCTATGTAAAAACCACTTATAAATCACAATTGGGATATAGTGGAACTCCTGTATATTTGACACAGCGGGGTGGATCAAAAATTGACTACAGGATTATAGGTTTGTTGTTTTCTATGGTCTCTGATGATAGCACTGGAGTATTTACACCCATTAAGTATGTGGGGCCTCAGTTGATTAATACAGCTATTACATTCAATCATGATGCAGACTCAATTAAGGATTTATTTAAGAAAGATTTCAATATTGATTTAAAAGACACAGTACATCATAAAAGCATAACTACCCATTTACCATATGTTGATGGTTATGTAGGTTCTGCTCCTAATGTTCCCATTGATAGGAAAAGTGAATTTGTTAAAACTGATCTCTATGATAAGGCTCTTAAAATGTTTCCAGAAATTGAAAAATATACTATACCTATATTATATCCACGTGTAGAAAATGGGTGCTATATTAACAGTACTTTAGCTGCAATGAGAC